ACGGGCTGCTGCAATGTTTTTAGTAGAAAAATTCATGATAGACCTCCAAGGTCTTTAATTAAGTAAGTAACCGCGCTGCGATTAAACAGCTACGGGGTACAACAAGGGCAAACCCAAGGGCCAGCCCAACGAAAGCGAACAAGCCGCCAACGGGACAACGGGGGGGTACCCCAAGAAAAAGCGGGTACCCAAACAACAATACCGGCCCTAACCCACATAGAACAAACCCGCCCCAACAATCCCTACAACAAACCTCCATACCCTAACATTCTCCCACTATATCGACTCCACACAGAGAGGGGTACTTCCGTTTAATACGAGGTATATCAAGGGGTTATTAAAAATTATTTTTATTTTTGTGTATAAAAGTATGAAAAATTCGACGCCCAGAGTGTCAATGAGTATAGCGCCCTTAAAGGACTATAATGTCTTTATACACCCCTTCCGAGGCATTATAGTCCCACTATAAACTATAGCACCCTTAAAGATATGAATCTAGATGATGGGGCTATGATGGCTAATAATGAGAAAGCTATATCTAACTTAGATAAATTAAATCTAAAGAAAGAACAGCTTAGAAGAAAGAAACAAGAGATGTTTAAGACTGACTTTGCTAAATTTGCTGAAGCAGAAGTTAAGATCATTACTAAAGATAGTGCTTTAGGGTTTGTGTCTTTTAAATTAAATGCTGCTCAACAGTTAATTAATGATAAACTAGAGCAACAATTAAAAGAGACAGGTAAAGTTAGAGCTATTATTTTAAAAGCTAGGCAGCAAGGTATCAGTACCTATTGTGCAGCTAGAGTGTTCTGGAAGACATATTACATGCCTCATACTAGGTCTGTAGTAATGGCACATGATGGGCCAACTTCTGAAGCACTATTTACGATGGGTAAGAATATTATTCAGAATATGGATGTTAAGATTGCCCTATCTAAAGGTAATAGTAGGGAGATACAATTTGAACATAATAGTTCAGGCTATCGTCTTTACACTGCTGGTTCTCCTGAAGCTGGAAGAGGTACGACACCCACGATCGCTCATCTGTCAGAGGTTGCCTTCTGGACTCATGATGAGAAGATATTGGCAGGATTATTCCAAGGGATAAGCCAAGCAGATGGTACAGAAGTTATTGTAGAATCTACTGCTAATGGTGCTACTGGGGAATTCCATAGGTTATTCCGAGGAGCTATGGCTGGAGAGAATGAATATATACCTGTATTTATTCCTTGGTTCTTAACACCAGAATATACAAGAGAAGCCCCTCCATCTATTGAATTAGATTTAGATGAAGAAGGTTATAAGAATGATTATGATTTAAACAATGACCAGATGTATTGGAGACGTTTAAAGATTGCTGAGGGTGGTGCTTTAAAGTTTAAGCAAGAGTACCCAGCTAATCCTGAAGAAGCTTTCCTAGTATCTGGATCATCAGTATTTGACCCTGAAATAGTTAATAAGATGTTACCATCTACGCCTATATCTACCCGTGTATTCAATATGGATGCTGGGGCATTTGATGAAGGAAGGGAAGGTAGTTTAGAGTTGTGGCAGTACCCCGATTGGGAATCCAATTATATTGTATCAGCTGACGTATCCCTAGGGGTTGGTCAGGACTATTCAACAGCTACAGTAATGACAACTGATCGTCAAGTAATAGCTATGTATAGGAACAATAGAGTTGACCCATCGTTATTCGGAGATGTGTTATTCTACCTAGGCAGGTATTTCAATAATGCCCTGCTAGCTGTAGAGTCTAACTCTATGGGTATTGCCACCCTAAACAGACTGAAACAGATGAACTATGTGAATCTATATTATCAGACTAAAGCTGCTAATATGGATAATACCGAGGGAGATCGACCAGGATTCAGAACCACTAGTGCCTCTAAACCTATGATTATAGGTTATTTAAAGAGGGCTATCGAGGATGAAGATATTGGTCTACCTAGTAAACATATGATATCAGAGTTAAAGTCTTATGTGTCTAACGATAATGGATCTACGGGTGCATTACCGGGTTGTAACGATGATACAGTTATTGCAGTGGCGATAGGCTTAGAGGTGTTACGTACTCATGCAGACAAGTTAGCTGGAAACAGAGTATCTTGGAAGCAGAAGAATATACACTACCAGAATGATTCAAATTGGCTATAGAGCCTGAGAGATGAAGATGAGCGATAAACCTAAGAAACCGAATAAAGAAGACCTCAAGATTCCGGGGACTAGTACGTATCCTAAGTATGTACCTGTTACCCCTGAAGAGCACGCTGAGAATCTCACCGATGGTCAAAAAAGAGCTATGGCTCATCCCGGAGGTGAGAACTTAGTTTTGTTTAGAGATAGAGCGTCTTCTGTAGAAGCCAGAGAAAAGAGTCAGGCTACTAAAGCTAAACGTAGAGCAGAGATCAAAGAGCTAGGTCTTTTTGTTAAGGCTCTAGATTCTATTGGTTATGAAGTATCTGGGCAAGCACCTAAAGGTTTAGATGTATTAAAACTTCTTATGGTAAAAGCTATACAATCAGGTGATGATGTAGAAGCTGGAAGACTAGCAGCTATGGTTGCCGAGTATGAAGCACCTAAACTAACTCGAAGAGATGTGGTTCAGACTACTGTTGAACTTAAAGATTTAACAGACGAAGAATTAACAGCAGCATTAGAACAATTAGAAGTTGTTGAAAATGTAGAGAGGCAATCATGACGTGTTGGATACCTACCAAGAATATTGAAGGTGAACCATCTGGGCGAAATAAAGAAGCTCATGGTAAAGTTCATAAAGCTAAAATTGCACGTAGTGCTAAAAATGAAAAAGATGGTAAGTATAAAATTGAGACTTACCGAAACACTAAATAAACTACTTACATGACTACTGATAGTTTGTATGGCCTAATCTCGGAGATAGAATATGGCGAAGAAGAAGTTTGAAAAAGTAGATGACGAAGCTCTATTGTTACTAGTAGAGACTGGAGTTAAAGGTTCTACAGGATCTTGGCTCAATTCATCTGATTTGACACGTGAAAGACGTATGGCAACATACGAGTATGCAGGTTTACCTCTAGGTCACCTATCACCCGAGGGTGTATCAGGGATTGTGTCATCAGATACTACTGAGACAGTTGAGGCCTATCTTGCTGTAATCTCAGAATTAATGTTAAACAATGAAAAGATTGCAAAGTTTACTCCTTATGATCAAACACCTGCTGCATTAAAGGCTGCACAAGATGCCTCTGATGTTGTAAACTATTGTGTGTTTAAAAAGAATGATGGATGGACACTGTTAAACACGTGGATCAAAGCTTCTTTGCTTTGGAAGAATTCAATTATCCGCTGGGATTATGTAGAAGATTTTAAGTACGATTATGAAGAATTTGAAGAAATTAGCCAAGAATCTTTGGATGAGAAACTGGGTGAACCAGACGTTGAGATTGCAGGGGACTTGCTTATCTCATCTAGGTCTGACGGTATTTATTATACTGATGTTCGTCTAAAGAAAAAGATAGACAAAAGCCGAGTTAAGATTGAAAACATTCCTCAAGAGGGTTTTCGTATTAGTCGAGATGCAACTAGTCTAGATGATGCAACTTTTGTTGGTATTGAATTAGAATTAACCCGTAGTGAAATTAGGTCTGAATATCCTGATATGGCTAAAGAAATTTCTGACTGGGATGACTTAGGTGATGAGCATTGGTCTACTGAGTATTCAGAAGAGATTGCTGCACGTAAAGAAGTTACAGGTCAGTCCTACCATAGCCACAGTTCTAGTGATGACTATGCTACTTTAGAAGCCAGCCAAGTAGTTACCTTGACTGAGTGTTGGATTAAAGTAGATAGGGATGGTGATGGTATTGCTGAATTAAAGCACATTATCATAGCTGGAGACCATGTACTATTTGAGGAAGATGTAGACACTATCGCCCTAGCGTCTATCTGTCCCTTTGAAGTGCCTTACGAATTTTATGGTTTATCTGTAGCTGATATGACACGTAGTTCTACATTGGCATCTACAGCTATTTTAAGGGGCTTTGTTGAGAATACTTACTTAACAAACTATAGTCCTCGTTTAGCTGATCCCAATGTTGTTGACTTCTCTGCATTGCAGAACATGAAGCCAAAAGATATTATTGCAACTAATGGTGCCCCTCAAGGCGCTGTAGCTATGTTGCAACCTGAAACCATCAGTACTGGCACTGTACCTTTATTGCAACATTTACAAGTGCATAAAGAACAAGCTACTGGTATGTCTAAAGCTGCACAGGGTTTGAATGATGAGCTATATGTATCAGGTAACTCTGAAACTAAATTAGCTATGACTCAAACTGCTGCTCAAAAGCGTATACAGCATATTGCACGTATATTTGCTGAGACAGGCTTTAAGCGGCTAGCAGCTGGTGTTTATTCTACCATGCGTAAAAACATGAAGAAAACTATGACACCTAACTATACTGGTGTATATGCAAACGTAGACATCGATAAGTTACCTGCACACATGGATATGAGTGTAGACGTAGACTTAGGTGAGAATAGCAATGCTAATAAGCGCAGTAAGCTTACAATGATTGCTACTGAATTATTACCGCTTATCCGAGAGGGTGGCCAAGAAATGATTCTACGCCCTGATGTTACAGCAGTATTAGCTAATAACCTATTATCTTCTTTAGATGAAAATCCTTTAGATTATATACAAGATTATAATTCTGAAGAGTTTAAAGAGAAAGCTAAGGGTGATGCTGAAAAGAAACAGAAGGAAGCAGAAGAAGCCAAGAAAATGGCTACAGATGCCGAAAAGACTCAGATGGACCTAGCCAAAGCTAATGTTAATTATACTAATGTACAGGCAAGTAATGCTATACAGGATAATACTAAACAATTAGCTGTA